ATCAAACTTAAAAATTTGATTTCCATTTTTTAATCTACCTTCTACGTCCCAAATTTCATTTTGTTTTTGTTCTGGAGTAGCTAAAGTAGTTTCTGATAAAAGCTCTATAAATTTTTTCATAATATTATAAAGGAGACAGGGAGGTGTGGTGGTGCCCTGTCTCCATCATAATATACTATTTTTTAAACCAAGGTGGAAGACCTAAATGTGGACGTTTATCAAACATGTTATCTTTTGCGCCTGGTGTTTTACGATTGTTATAATGTAGAAATACTTGTACACATTCTTTGCCTTTGAATTTTTCTCTCCAATGTTCTAGTTCACAACCAGAGTATACTAACATATCACCTTGTTTTAAATCTACCTTAATACCTTTCATATTTTCTTTACCAGATGGCTCTAAATATATTGGCCAATCATCACCACCTAAATTCATTGTAGTAGATATTTCACAACTAAATCTATCTTTGTGTCTTTTTAATTCATCACCTTTTTTATATATTCTAGCATAAGTATAAGCAGGATATAATTTAAGACCTGTTACTTCTTCCATCTTAGGTTGACATTTTAACATTAATGTTTCCATAGCAATATTAGAATACTGACTATAAGTATCTGGTATCTGTTGATCTTTACCTTCATAGTGACCAATTAATTTTTCAAACGGTGAAATGTATCTTTTTGCTATACAGGTATCATAAACTTGTTTTTGCATACTAAAATAATTTGCAATAAAAGCCGCTAGTTCTTTTGATATTGCTTGACGAATAACTGTATACTTTTTCTTTTTAAACATGTTTTATTTAAATGTTATTATTAATATAACTCTTGTACCTTCTTTTGGAAAATAATGATAGTGTGGTTTATTCTCAAAACAAACACCTTTAAATCTTTCAGGTTTTATTTTTATTTCTTTTTTATTATTTTTTATTACAGTGTATGATTGTTTGTCACAATCATTTAAATAAACTATTAATTGTTTATGATCATAGTCATGATCTTTATGAACATCACATTTTTCAAATCCATTATTATAAGATAAATTAAAAGCTATTCTTAACAGTTCTTTATATTTAATATTATTTTTTTTACAAAAAGAATTTAAGACATCAATACAAAAACTAGCTTCTATTGAATTAAATTCTTCTCCTTTTTTTCTTTCTTCTGGTCTTCTTAAAACAGTGTGACTTAAATATGGTTTTTGTTTTTTAGATTTAACAGTATTTTTTTGAAAGAACCAAGGTATGTGCACATTTAATATATTATCATTAATATGTTTTATTTGTTTTTCATTTAAAAAATTTTTATCTTCTACAAAAAACATATTAAATATCTTTCGCTAATACTTTTTCTACTGCTTGAATATTCCAATGTATAAATCTGAATGGATCAATACCATAATCAATAACAAATTCATGTTCTAAATAACCAGGAAAAATAACAAGTGTTCCTGGCTTTATATCAAGTTTAATTAAATCATTTATATAAACTGCATTTTCTTTTTGTTTTAATTTTGTAGCTCTTGCTCCTGTTCTAGGTTCGTGAAATACTGG